AATCAGTAGTGATTTTTTAACGCTGACGGACTCGCACGGCAATCACCCCGCAATCGCAAGATTGGCGGGGTTTTTTATTGGGGTAGTTTTGACCGAATTCATTTCTTTCGAAGATGCCGTCGACGCCGCGGCAGATGATCTGAGGAAAGGCTTCCGTGACGTGCTGCCGTTTGCGGCCGTCGTCGCGCTGACGCGCACGGCGATCGGCGCGCGCGATGCGCTTCGGAAGGATGAAAAGCGAGTCTTCCGCAACCCCACTCCCTATGCGATCAACGCGCCCCGAGCCATCCCCGCGACGAAGCAGACCATGACAAGCCAGGTTATTCTGCGGAATACCGGCGAGGTTGCGGCGGGAAATTATCTCGGGCCGGAAATCGATAGTGGGCCTCGACATGTGAAACGCTTTGAGCTGGCGCTGCGGGCGAAAGGTATTCTACCGCAGGGCAGGTACGCTGTGCCTGGCAAGGCCGCGAGGCTGGATCAATACGGCAACATGCAACGTAGCCAGCTTGCGGATGTCCTGGCTGTGCTGAATGCGTATCAGTCTGGCGGCGGGGTGGCGAAGCGCGTGACACGGCGCGCGCTGGCGAAGCATCCTAGGCGGCAGGCCAGATATTTCGTTGGTAAAAATAAGATCACGCGCCAGCCTGAGGGTATCTTCCAGGTGCTGGGGAGGGGAAAGGTCGGCGCGGTCGTAGCCTTCGTACGCGAGCCGCACTACCGGGAACGATTGGACTTCGAAGGTGATGTACGACGCGCGGCAGAGGCGATGTTCCCCGTCGAGCTGGACCGCGCACTTACGCAGTTAGGGCCGGCATGAGCGGGTCCTTCCTGAGCACAGGCGGCTTCCGGGGTAATTCGCACCCCGGTTGGTGGCGCGTTTTTTCTAGTGAAAACAGGGGGCTACTATGACTAGCCTGACCGTCAACCGGGCTGGGTTGGCGCAGGCGCTGGGGTGCGCGCTGACCACTATCGATGCGATGGTCAAGCGCTGGCCGGAGTTTCCGGTGGTCGAGCGGGGCGGCCCTGGGCGGCAATGGGAGTTCGATGCCGAGGCGGTGGTGGCGTTCCTGCAAGGCAAGCGCAACGAGGAAGAGCGCAGCCGGGCGGAGAAGGATGAGATGCTGGCGCAGCTGACGCTGCTGCCGGCGCGCCGGGATGAGGCCGGCCGGCCGCTTTCGATCGATGATGAGATCAAGGCATCGAAGCTGCGGGCGATCCAGCGCGAGGAGATGAAGGAAAACCGTTTCCTGGTGCCGACGCATGAGGTGCGCCGGGCGCTGGAGCGGGCGCTGACGCGGTATGTGCAGGTCCAGGAGAGCGCGCTGCAGCGGGTGGTGAAAACTCATAACCTGCCGGAAGCTGTCGAGCGGGCGTTGCGGCGGGAATTCGAGGAGGCGCGAACGGCGTTCGTCCGCGATGCGGCTGAGCTTTTAGAAGGCGGCGATGAGCAGCAGTCTCTCTTCGCATAGCGCGCCGTTCGCGAGCGGTACGGCGCTGGTGCTGGATTGCCTGAAGGCATTCCTGCCGCCGGAGCCGACGGATGTGGCGGAATTTACGGCGAAGTATCGCTGGGTTTCCAATGAAGGCGGCGGGTATGTGGGGCGCTGGAATCACGACGAAGCGCCGTATCTGGAAGAGCCGATGCAGGTGCTTTCCGACGACCAATTCCGAAAGGTGCCGGTGGTGGGACCGGGCCAGTGCGGTAAGACCGAGATCGCCCGAAACTGGCTGCACTGCACCGCGTTGACGGATCCGGCGCCGATGCTGTGGTATTCCTCCAGCGAGCCGCTGGTGACCTCCGAGGTTAAGACCCATATCACACGGCTGATCGCCGATCATCCGCGCTTGCGCGAGCTGCTGACCGATAGCAGCCTGGCGTTCAAACGGTTCGGGCGCATGCCGGTGGAGTTTTTGCCGGGAATTATCAGCTATTTCACCTCGAAATCCGCGCCGCGGCTGGTGATGGACGAGTTCGATGCGATCGCCAAGGCGCTGCCGAACGTGATGGCGCTGGCGGATGTGCGGGCGCAGACCTTCGGAAGCCGGTCGAAGATTTTGGCGATGTGCCACCCGGATTTGGCGAAGAGTATCGATCCGAAGGATTGGACTGCCGGGATCATGGAGCTTTATGCGCAGAGCGATCGGCGCGTTTGGTACTGGCAATGCCCGGAATGCGGCTGTGTCAGCTCACCGAATCCGACCGGTGCGCGGGTGATGACGATCCATTACGATGAGGCGGCGCCGGAAGATGAGATCCGGGACATGGCCCGGCTGCTATGCCCGGTGAATGGCTGCTTGGTGGAAGATGGGCAGCGCCGGGCGATGAACCTGACGGGGCGCTGGATCGGCATGGGCCAGCAGATCGACCAGGACGGCCTGGTGACCGGTGAGCGGGTGAAGCGGACTAGTGCCGGGTTTTGGATCGTGGGGGCCATGAGCCCCTTCGCCAGCGGCGGGATTGGGGGCCTGGCGGTGGCGCGGGTGCGGGCGGAACGGAAATTCGCGCGGAATAACGACCGCAAGGCGCTGGGCGAGGTGATGTCCAAGCAGTGGGGCTTGCCGCTTGGCGTGGTGAATGATGTCGGCGCGCTGGATCCCGGCGTGGTGGCGGACCGGGCGTCCGGCGATTTGAAATTGGGCGTGGTGGCGAACGGCGTTCGTTTCCTGACCGCCTTCGCCGACGTGCAGGGCGGCCGCTTCGAGCTGCTGGTGCGCGGCTGGGGCGTGAACGGCGAGAGCTGGGTGGTGGATTACCGGGTTATCGCGGCGCATCCTTCCACCAGTGCGCAGGACTGGGATGATTTGATCGCGCTGATGACCGAGACGGCGTGGCCGCTGGCGGATGGCTCCGGGCGGGGGATGAAGGCGCGGATCTGCGGGTTCGACTCGGGCGGCAAGGCCGGGGTGACGCTGCAGGCGAATGACGCCTGGCGCCGGGCCAAGACGGCCGGCAAAGCGAAGCTGCTGGGGCGCATCGATGGCCGGGCGGCATACACCACGATTTTGACAAAGGGCGCGTCCGGCCTGAATGCGCCGAAGCTGCAGGTGGTTTTTCCCGATACGCAGCGGAAGGACCGGTTTTCCGGGGCGCGGGGCGATGTGCCGGTGGCGTTGTTCAACCCGAATTCGTTCAAGGACGATTTGATGGTGCAGCTCGCCAAGGCCGATGCGGGGCCGTGGGCGGTGCATTTTCCGCGCGCGCTGCGGGCCGCGGAGCCGCCGCATCCGTTTTTCGAAGGCATGATCGCGGCCGAGGTGCGCAATGAGCAGCAGCGCTGGGTACCGGCCAAGCCGAAGATCCCGAACGAGCCGATGGATTTGATGGTCGGCACCCATTTGCTGGCGCATCTGAGCGGACTTGCGCGGCTACGTTGGAACGCGCCGCCGGTTTGGGCGAAGGATTGGGACGAGAATGCGAACGTAATCCGGCTGGCGCCGGCCGAGCGGCAGGCCGAGGTGCCGCCGGCGCTGCCGCCGGCGCATGTGGTGGCGGCGGTGAAGATCGATCGGCCGGCGTCGCGCTTCGTGACATCGATACCGGTGCGGCGATGAGCGGCATCCAACCCGGCACCTACGTGATCACGCTGGTGCCCCCGGTGCGGACGTTGACGCCGGGGCTGCCGCGGCGGGCGAGCGGGCCGTTTGCCGGGATGCCGGTTACGGCGCTGCAGGCCGCGCTGGCGACGGCGCAGCAGGCGCTGATTGCGCTTACCACCGGCACCCAGCCCGTGATGGTGAGCTATGCGGAAGGGCAGGGAAAGCGCGACGTGATGTATAACCGGGCGAATTCCAACGATTTGCGGCAGCTCATCCGCGATCTGCAGTTCGCGTTAGGTATAGCGCCGCGCCTGGCGCTTGGCGTGAGAATACGATGAGCGCGGTTCAGCCGAAACTGGTTTACGCGGATGGCAGCGCGGTGACGCGCGCGCATGTGAACGCGGTGCGGAACAAGGCCAGCCTGACGGACGGCAACCCATCGCCATGGGCCTATGATGCCGGCAGCATGTATAGCCGCGAGGTCGGCGATTGGAACATGTTCGTCCGCTCGCCGGACAACGAGATCAATCTCGACCAGGAACGGATCCGCGCCAGGTCGCGCGATCTTGACCGGAATGACGGATGGGCGAGCGGCACCACCACCCGGAAGGCGGATGCGCTGGTCGGCAGCAATTTCCACGTGGTGCCGATGCCGAACTGGCGCGCCCTGCGGCGGGTTGCCGGGCCGGCCTTCGATGCGAGCTGGGCGGCCGAATTCCGCACCGCCGTGATGGCGGAATGGCGGATGATCATGGAAGACCCGCTATTCTACTGCGACGCGACGCGCAGCATGAGCGGCACGCAATTATTCTACCAGGCGGTCCGGCATAAGCTGGTGGACGGCGAGGCTTTGGGCATGCCGCTATGGCTGCCGGAGCGGATGGGTTACGGCGCCGCGCGCTACGCCACGGCTCTGCGGATGGTGGACCCGGACCGGCTGAGCAACCCGAATCTCGGCGTCGATACACATAGCCTGCGCGGTGGCGTCGAGCTAAATGAAAATATGGCCCCGGTGGCGTACCATATTCGCCGCGCGCATCAGAACGATTATTACGATGCGGCGCTGAGCATGATCTGGGACCGGTTTGAACGGCAGACGGCCTGGGGAAGGCCGCTGGTGGTGCATGACTTCGATCGGAACCGGGCCGATCAGCATCGCGGGCTGGGGATTTTCACATCCGTGCTGCCGCTTTTCCGCATGCTTGCGAAGCATGGCCAGGTGTCTTTGCAGGCCGCGTTGATGCGCACGGTGTACGGGTTTTTCATCAAATCGCCGATGGATGCCGAGCAGCTGCGCGAGGCGATGGAAACTAGCGACGACCAGCAGGAAAT